GTTTTGTCTATAGTATTCTTCACATTCTAAATCTTCTTCTGCAATTTTTACTAATTCAAAGTAGTCTTCAGTATCTTCGTATCTTTCTGCAATACTTTTTGATAGTTCAACTAATTCAGCAAATGCTCTTGCTTCATCTTTTGATAAGTCTTGTTGAGGTAGATTGTTGTAACAATCTTGTAATGCTAATAATGTGTTTCGGTAACGGCAGTAACTCATGTTCATAATTTCTGTTTTTTAAGGTTAGTAATTGTTAATTGTTTTGACAAATCTACGGAGTTAATTTGTATAATCAATATATTTTAACAAATATTTAACAAAAAAAAAGCAAGTTATTTTTAACCTGCTCTTTAAACTTAATGTTTATGTCTATTTTTCTTGTTCAAGTTTTTTCAAGTTTTTTTCATAATTCTTGATATTCTTTCCAATTCTTTCAACGGTTGTTATATGTATTCCACGTTCTCCACGCAAAAAACCTAACAGTTGAAGAGGGTGTATTCCAATTTTCTTGGCTACTCCTGAGGGTGTATCATGTGTATTCTCAATGTGTTTTTCAATAACTTTGATTATTTCACTCGTGATATTCTCTAAATCATGTACGTCTTTAATTTTCATAGTTCTTTCTTAAAATGGTAAATCATTATCTTGTTCATACTCCTTAAACTGTTCTTCTTCAAAGTTAGCAACTATTCCTGATTGCGACTTTTCTGACGAGGACCTTTCTGATTTTGTGTCTTTGATTAAACTCATTGACCAAATCTCTAATGTAGTGAAATACTTTTTAACTCCTTCAGCATTGATCCACTCTCTGCCTTTAATGTTAATCGAACATTCTACTAAGTCATCTACTTGGTAAAAGTCTAAAATAGACGTTCTGTCCTGAGTAGCAGTCAATAAAATCATTTGAGGGTATTGCTCTAATGTTTCTACAACTATTTCTTGCTTTTGAAATTTGTCACTTACTTTTTGTACTTTGTTTTTTACAACAATCTTTCCTGATACTTTGCTCATTTTTACTTTATTTTATAGGTTAAATTTACTTTTTAATTGCTTCCATTCCTGTCTGCATTGTTCTATCTTATTTACTATCTGCATTTCTAATACATAATCTCTTTCGTACATTAACGTTGTTATCCTCATGTTTAACGGCAAATCATTTACCTTATGCAAGTCTGCTTGTTCCCATGCCGGTAACAACTTTGGGTTGGTTTCTATTAGGCAATAATCTAAGTATGCTATATCTCTATCGTATAACATCATGTATGCACGAAGTTGCCATATGTAAATTGGGTTATGAGCGTCTTCGTAAAACAGAGGGTGCGTTCTTTTAGACCAAGGCAACTTTATGTCTCTTACATATTTGTCAGTTACTATATCTGCTGTGCCTTTCATGTAATCATTGGTCGCCATTATGACGTTTTTCGTATAATTTTTGTCTAACGCTATATTTAACAAATCAATGCCTTCTTGTTCCTGAGTAATTCCTTTCTCTATTTCTTTTCCTGAAAGTTGTTCTTCATAACCTAAATGCACCTTTTTGAATATCGTCTTTACATACGTTTTTGCACCTGCTGATAACTCGCCTTCTTTTTTGCCTGAAGCCATTATATTTCCTAATGCACTTGGTCTTAACATTAATTCGTTTTCTTCGTTTAAGTATCTACTTTTCATTTGTCTTTTTTATTCGTGTTAAAATTTACCTCTGCCAATAAATACTTGACATTTCATAACTTCATCATTAATGAAGATTAAGTACTTGAAAAATTTTCTCATGTTGGGTTATTTATTAGTTCTTTGATTATTTCGTTTTGTTCATCATTTAACTCAAATGTGGCTATCAATGCTTCTACAGTGTATTCTTTGATTTTAATTTTATTTATTGCATTTAAGAACCTCTCAGAATTGATTGCACCTTTTTTCTTTACTACTACTTTGACAATTTCAGGTTTGTCTGCTATGTCATTTGAGTGCGTTGAGTCTGCGTCATCTATTTTACCTGTCGGAACTAAGAAGGCGTAAAGCAATGCGTATTTTAAGGCGTATGTCGTTGCTTTTCCTGCACCTTTGTCTTGCGAGTCTACACCTTGTCCATATCCACATATTTCAATGCTTTCTCCACTTTCGTGCATTAACAAGTATTTTGTGTTGACTTCAGTAAAAGTGCTTTGCTTACGCTTGACTCCATATTGACTTGTTTCTTCCCATTCTGCAGTTTTGGTTGAAGACAGAATTTCTATTGGTAGCAATACTAATCCATGTTTAATCATTGCTGAACCAATTACTTTTTTTACTTCTTGGTCGGACACGCCTTTATATGACATTTGTCCTGTTCCAACTACCATTGTTTTGTCTATGCCTTTGACGTCATTCATTACGCCTAAAATTGCTTTTGTTATGTTTGCTTTCATCTTTAGTTAAATTCGTTTGTCCAATTCAAAAAATCTCTATACATATCATCTTCTTCTTTTCTGATAAGTTCTTCCTGATGTGCAAGGCAATTTTCATGACTACCTTGATACAAAATTTCTCCGTTTTCTTCTTCTATTAAAGCAAACAAATCTATTTTGCTGTCTAAATTAATTATCGTCATTTTCGTCTTTTTTAGTTACAGTTAAACCTAATTGTTTACAGGCATAATTAATATGCTTTGAAGTTGTTGAAGACCACCAACCTTGTAATTCGGCAGTTCTGTCGTCCCAATTAATTTTTGCTACAAGCGTATCATACGATTGTACCCAATCTGTGTTGTCTTTGTAGACAATACTTAAATTCTGTTGATACTTGTCAAATTTTCTCATGTTTTTTTTGTTTTTGTTAGTACTTATTTATTTTGTTATGCAAATCTACAAATTTATTTAATATAAAACAAATTTATTTTGTTAAATTTTTCCTTCGTCAGCGTATGAGTAGTAACCTTCATCAGTTACTATAATATGGTCTAAAACTGTTACATCAAGTATTTTACCACACTCGACTATTTTTGCTGTTATTTGGTTATCCTGATTGGACGGGTGCAAATTTCCACTTGGGTGGTTATGACTTACGATTATTGCAGAAGCACCTAATTTTAACGCCATTGTAAAAACAATTTTTGGGTCCATAATGCAACCTGCTACGCCACCACTTGATAGTCTAAAAAAACCTAATACTTTATTACACCTATTAAGTGCTAAAATTATTGCTTCCTCAGTCCAATCTAATGTATCTTCATCATACACTTTTAACAACAAGTCATATCCTTGCTGAGAAGTTACAATTTTATACAGTTCACTTTTCTTGACCTTTTCTATTTTCAGGCTTAATTTAATTTCAGGTATTTTCATAATAACAACATTTTAGTTAGTACACAAATGGAAAACATAATTGTCAACCAAACTATTATTGCAAATGTCTTTTCTTTCATAATTCAGCAGTAAAATTACATTCTCCATTTTCTTGTAAACAATTTCTAATCTTTATACCTAATTGAAGGTCTGCGTATTCGTTTAAATCATGCTTAGATATAGGTGTAGTATGGTTCTCTAACATTTCATCGTTATATGACGTGTTTGCTACAAAGAAATCATCAATTACTTTTAACAATGGTCCTAAGTTATCTTCAATTCGTTTTATTTCTGCTATAACTTCAGGCAAATGTTCTTCTTCAAATTGATATTCAATATACGAGGGTTCGTATTCATAACCTCCAAACCTGTTGGCTGCAGTACTTGATTGAAGTGCGAACCAAAACTTTCCGTTTATATCTCCACTATAGTATCTTCCCATTTTTTCTAATTTTAGTAATACTGAATAAAATCTTTATTAGGACTGTCAAACGTTTTGACAACCCATTTCCATGCTTTTTCGTATGTTTCAAAGTTTTTTCGTGTTTTTTTATAGTCGTTTTTGTAATCTAAAAAATCTACGTAAACTATTATGTTTTTTGTTTTCATGTTTATCTGTTTTAATTTGACATCATCCAACCCAATCTGTTCTGTTCTTGGTATTCAGAATAAGTACACCTTCTTAATGTAGTTTCGTCAATTCTTAATTTGACATATGTTGGGTACTTTTCTTCATGTTCTCTATTTTTCTTGTGTACCTGAGCAATTGCTTCTTTTTTAGTTTTTGCCCATTCGTCATTGAAGCCACCACCAATCCAATTGAATAAATAAAGGTATTCTCCATTTTGGCTTTTGTAAAGTTTTTCTTTTTTCATTTTTAGTTGTTTTTTAAGTGCTTATTAAATAATGAGTTAATTTGTTCATCAGTCATTGCTATTAAAGTTGCCTGATCTAATCCACAGACGCAATGTAACATGTGTTCTTGTCTTTCTCTTTTTGTCATAATTTCTGTTTTTAAGGTTTTCATTTTTAGTTGTTTTTAATTGTTTTGACAAATCTACAAAGTTAATTTGTATATCCAAACGAGTATAACAAATTTTAACAAATATTTAACATTTGCAAATTACATTATTCCTTGGTTGCTGATTTCTTGTTCTTTCTTTAGCATTGATATATGTTGCATTAGCGTATTGTTAACGTCATGCGCTGACTCAATGAAGAATTTTAACTTATGGTATTCATTTTCTGAGTTATTCTCAATTTCAACGTGTGCTATTATTCTCATTCTACAATATTCATTGGCTTTTGATACTGCAACATTATCGTCAATCATTTCTGTCATGATTTTTCTACGTGCTGACTCTGTTTCAAATTCATTTTGCTTCCACGTTTGCCTGAGTTCAGATAGGTTTTTTGACAAACTAAATAAGTACGTTGATAACGTTTTTCTTGCGTGCATTAATGAACTGATATTATTGAAGTCTTTATCCAAATTTTGATACCAATTTACTACTACGCATATTTCATCTAAGATAACATTTTGCATTTTTCTTTGTATTTTTTTGTGATTTCTATTAATTCTTGTTTACTCCATTTTTTTTCTTCATGTGCTATGGCTTGTAATTCCATAAGTCTTGCTTCTCCAATTCTGATTTTAATTCCAATTTGATAGTTCAATAAATTACCACTTAAAAAAGTGTTGCAATGTTCACATTGAAGGTGACAATTGGCTTCATCAAACCTGACTGCTGAGTGTCCGCCCTGCGAATAATAATGACCTGCGTTTTCTTTCTTGCAAGGTTTGTTGCACGATATACAGTTTTCACCTTTATCTCTAAGACGAATAAATCTATTGAAAACTTGCTGAGTAATTTTCAGATAGTCTGAGGTTGTCATCAAATTTTCTTTCATTTTTTTTTTCGTTATATTCCATGTTTTTGCTTCGTTTTTTTCTCTGCTTTCTATTTTTTGTAAAGCGTCAATTATTTTACATTCTTCCTTCCAACAATACTTCTCTAAAGTGTTAAATCTAAATTGGAAAGGTTCGCTACAATTTTTACATTTTTTCATACTATTTTTTTAGAACGGATTATCATTATTGAAACCTTCGTATGTCGTTTTGTTGGGTGTAAAACCATTATTCTGTATTACTATCCATTTGCTTGTTTGCAAATCTAAATTAAATTCTACAATAGGCGTGTCTCCTTCTCGGTTTTTTGCTACAATAAATTCTGCAAAGTTTTTCATGCTGTTACCTGCGTCATCAAAGTCTTTGCCGTAGTATTCAGGTCTATGCAGAAACGCTACTATTGAAGCGTCCTGTTCAATTTCTCCACTTTCTCGTAAGTCAGGCAGTATTGGTCTATTACCATGCTTTCCTGCGTCTCTACCTAATTGAGCAAATGCAATACATGGAATTTTCATGTTTTGACAAATATATTTCAATCCATTTGAAACCTCAGTAACTTGTTCGTATCTGCTTTTGTTTTTAGTCGGAGTAATCTTCTGCAAATAGTCAACAATGAATATATCAACAGAATTAGCGTATTTTAACTTAGTTAATTTCATTTTGATTTGTTGGATATTGTGACTACCTTCAATAAGCGTTATATTCTTCATTTGAGGCATAGAAACGGCTGTGTGAATACGATTAAGTTCATCATTTGTACAATACCCATTTTTTATCTTATTTGAGTCTATTCCTGTTAAGTTAGCAATTATTCTTCGCATTAACTGAGCGTTTGACATTTCTAAATTAAAAAATACTACCTTCTTGTTTTCATGGAAAGCCAACTGAGTTGTAAGCGAAACACCAAAGGACGTTTTGCCCATTGCCGGTCTTGCACCTATTACCATTAAATCTACAGGTTCTAACAATATATGACTATCTATTTTTGGATATCCTAAAACAATACCACCTAACTCGCCTTTTTTGGCTTTTTCATGCCTTGACAATACGTTCATAACAACGTCCATAGTTGAGTCTTCAGTTATGAGCATTTCGGCGTTAAATTGAACTATTCCTTTTTCTAAAATTTCAATGTACTTGTTTAAGTCAATTTCGGTACTAACTAAACTTACTAATTGATTATGCGTTTCTACTACTCCACGATTAAGATATTCTAACTTAATTATTTCAATCAAAGCGTCATAATTGTACAACATAGAATTGGACGTCACTAAGGATATGCAGTCTGAGGCATAACTTACGTATTGCCTATTATTTTGCTGCATAAGTTTGGAGGTTACAGTCAACAAGTTAACTTCTTTATTCTCTACAATTAAATCTTGAATACAGGTATAAATTGTCTGTTCTGATGTTTCTTTAAACCAATCTTGCTTGACTTTACCAAAACACGTTTTAACCTGTTCAGGTTTGACTTCCATTAATATGCCTAAAAGTGTCTTATTAAGATTGTTCATGTGCGTTGTATTTTGCTGATTTTACTTTTGCTGAATTGCTATAACTATCTAAGGTTTTGGCTGTACTAAAATACATGATTGTGGCGTACTTGTAATTATTTTCTTTATGCCATTTGTCCTGCTTGACGTTCTTCATGCTATTTATGATACATTCTTTTGTGAAACCTTCTTTTAATCTTGCTTGATAAGATTGCTTTGCACGTGTCGGAACTACCTTACAATTTTTACTGAACATTTGATTAAAAAATAACAACAAATTTTCATAGTCAATTTTGACGGTTGTCGAAGACAAATTAATCTTATTTTCTCTTCTCTTCTCTTCTCTTAATGCTGAAGGGTTGTTTAAGGGTGGTTGCTCTTGTGCTGATACCTTGCTTAAAGACTTCATGTAAGCACCCTTTTTACCTGCGTCTGATAGTTTTTGTTTACTGCTTTTGAAAAGTTCGTATTGTTCATTAAGAAACTTAATTTCAATTATCTGTTCATCAATGATATTAATTAGGTTGCTTTCTATCAAAAATTGTATCTCATCTTTGGAAATTCGTAATTTTTTACATGCTAATGACAGTTCTAAATTACATTCTTTGTGCCAATAGTACGAACATAGATTAATAAAAATGCCCTGAGTTTCATAAGACTCTAAGACAATATCTCCATTTAGCCACTCACTTGTAAAAAACTTAAAGTATGGTAAATCAGTACTCATTTTGTATTCATTTTTGATTTGAAAATTTGACACCAATTGCCGTTTATTATTTCTTCTCTATATTCAAAGTCTGCTGAGGAACGTATACGGTAGTTATACGTACTGCTACCAATCTGATTTTTGCCGTACAAAGTACCTAATTTTCGTTTACCTGCTATTTCTGAGAATATCATGTCAAACACCTTGCTAACATCACTTATGTTTTCGTAGTCAATTGTGATTTCTATTGACTTTTTTTCTATTTCTGTTTTCATTGCTCTCTTGTATTTAAGTACATCATGTTTCTGTCAGTTAAGGAGTTCAGTTCTGCTATCATGTTTTCGGACAAGTAATTTCCAAATTCGTTTAGACCACATTTGATCCACCTGTCCATTTTTTCTTTGAGTCTTTCTCTTTGAATAGACAAACTTTCAATCTCGTCTTCTACTTTTTGATATTTTGAATACCAACTATCGTTAGTTTGTACAACTTCAATAACTTTTATCAAACCTAAGTCATGTAAGTTCGATAACGTTGCTGTCAAAGTCTGATGCGCAATACCATACAATCGTAGTTGGTATGTCGTTACTCCGTTTTGATACTTAGCGATTATTTGAAATACCTTATCTGCGTTATTACGGAGTATTCCATTCGCCAAGTTGTACTGTAAAGTACGTTTTTTAGCACTTGTAGTCATTTTTTTATTAATTTATAGGGTTTATATTGTTTCATTTTTTTTAAGCGTCTTAAAATTGATTTTTTTAATCTTCATCTGCAATTCTTGTAATTGCTTCCTGAATTTTTTTCAGTTGTTCGTGCATACTTGCTGCACTACCTTTGATACCAAAATACCATTTGACATCACTTATCTTCCAAAACCTGTGTGGCTTAATACCCTTTGAGTACATTCCACAATCTCGAATTGAAATTATCAGGTTCCAATATCCTCTTGACATTGGCTTGCCGTTTACTGACAGTTGATTGTCGCTAACCAAGTCTGCATAAAATTGCGTGTCTGCTTTAATTAATTTTTCCATTTTTGTGTTTTTAGGTTGTTACTATTTAAGTTCTATACTAATTTTTATATCTGTACATTTTTTATCGGTTGGAGATACAAACACCTTTTTGCCTATCCAACCTTGTATGTCAATGTCAGAGAAATAATCTCTAACTTCTTTGGAGACGTATTCACAACCTCGGTTGGTCGCCATTGCTGTTCTACTCAAAACGTGCCACCTCATTCGGTTCTCCCATTCCTGAGTATCGTACTCATGTGCTTTGAGAATGTCAAGTGCAAATTTGTCTGCCCAAAATTCTTGTTCGTAACGTTTACCTTTGTTTTTGTCAATGCAATGCTTGACTTCATGAAGACAGACACCAAATCTGTCAATCGTAGTGGGAAACGGAATTTTTATTTCGTTCCGTTTAACATCTGCCCAACCACATGAAGATTTGCTTCGTGCTACAACTGTAATTCCTTGTTGTTGAAGCAGTTTGTCCAAGTAATCGGCTGCTTGTTTTTTGTTAAATTTTTTCATAATTTGTTTATTTGTTTTGACAAATCTATGAAGTTAATTTGTATATTGAATTCAGCAATACATAATTTAACAAATATTTAACAAATTAATTTTTTTCTAAAAACTAAAAAAAACTTTGGAAAACTTGATTAGAATTCTTTTAATAGACAATAAGTAACGATTTTTTGTGCTTTCATTAAATCAATGATTTTAACATATTTGACTGTATCATTAACTACCTGACAACCTAAAGACCATGGTCCAATAATCTGTTTTACTTCTTCATTTGACATATTGTAGGTATTTGCATGAAAGTTAATACCACACATAACAGGTAAACTAACATTTTCTTCTACAACTTTATCTTTGTCTCCGTCTCTTGAAATTAGAAACGGTTTTGCTTGTCTGAGTGCTTTCATTTTACCTTTGTGCAATCCATAACGCCAAACGTCATAATACCATTCGTTAGTTTTGATTACTGCAACGCCTTGGCTATTGTATTCACTATATTTCATTAAGCCATTTACACCTGCATTTGTTGTGCCTGAGGTTACAATAATAAATTGCTCTCCTTGAAAGATATAAAACTTGTCATCAAACGTATTAAATACGTCTTCAATTGATTGTACTCCTAAGATCCAATAATCTTTTGGGAAACTTTTGAAGGACGGCAACGATTTTACTTTACTAAGTAATTGTTTATCAGTATAATTACGAACCATTTTTTTTCTTTTTTAGATAGTGATTAACAAAAGATATTACCACTAAAATTACAACTAAAAATTCAAAATAAGGACGTAATTCATTTTGACTGTATTCTTTAGTAATTTCTTGTTTTTGCGTTACAATGATAGTGTCCTGTACTACCAAGTGTTCGTCTATTTGTTTTACACTATGTTTATACGTTGTGTCGCTTAAAAATATAGTGTCTTCAAGTACATTGTAATCACTCATGTTATTATCTTTTAAAAAACGTTTTAATATATGCAATAATGATATTGTAAAAATCTCCAATAAATGCGTCCATTTTCTGTGTTATTTCATTTGAAACCCAACCTACTGAGAACGATATTAAAATAACTACTTTTGTAGATATATCTGCAAAATAGATTTCTATAATTCCTGTTGCACAATACGTTAAAATTCCTGCAACAATGCACCCTAAAATTAACGTACCAATTTTTAACTTTGCTTTAATGCTTTTTAGCAAAGAACCTATGACTCCTATACCAACTGCAAATAAATCACTAAATTCATTAAATCCTTTCATAACAAAATTCCTTTTTCTTTTGGTTGCATAACAATTACGTTTGTAAAACTATAAAAAATATCTTTAATTCTTTCAAAATCTATGTTTTCATCGTTAAAATAAAACTGATTTTCTTCTACTTCTGAATACTTTTCAGGCAATTCAACATTTTCAATGCTAATACTGTTTATATCATCTAAATTTTCAAAACTTACAGTTGAGGTTATAGGCAATTGCCCTGTAAAAAGATTTACTTCATAAAATCTATCTATTGAACATAAAGTAACGTTGTTATACACGCATAAGATACTAACAATTTCTCCCTTTGACCTTGGGTCGCTATCTTTAATAAACTGAATTGTACTATTTAATGGTACTGCAAAAATACTATTTTCAGGTGGTTTACCTATCTCACGTGGTTCGCGAATTCCAATGCCGTCATTTAATACAGGAGTAATTTCTACCATTAAATACTGACCTTTTGCAAATATATTATACCTATTCATGTCTATTTATTTGTAATAATTATTGTCGTTTTTAACTTTGTCTCCAACTACTGCAACAAGACTTGCTTTTTTAGATTGGTCGTAATATGTAACTTCTGCTGACTCCTCTAAAATTACAGGAACGTCCTGAATAAATTTACTATAATTATGGTAATTGTAATCACTAATAAACATACTGTTTTCATGCAATAAGAACTTCTGCATTAATTGTTCTAAAACACAATATTCTAATGGGTCGGTTTCTATTTGATACGTGTTTAAGTTTTGCCGTATTACTGAACGCATTTCTCTATTTTCATAAATAATATTGTCTATTTCAGTATTCGGTTGTTTCTTGCCGATAAGTCCATGAAAACGCAGAGTTCCCATCAAATTTGTGTCTGTAAAATCTATGTCGTCTCTTTCGTGATATGAGTTAAAAAATACCTTTACTCGTGCTGTGTAAATTGCGTTTAATGGCGTAAAGTTTTTTAATTCGTATTCTCCATAAATTAGCGTTCCTGCAACACCACCTAAGTTGTAACCAATTTCTAATTTGTAACAACCAACTCCGTCTAAATTTATTACTTGTCCCCAATCAATTTGACCTGCTATTGACAAAGGGTCTTTAACAATATCAATTAAGGGTGGCTGATACGTTGTTAAGACGTTGTCTTCAGTCTTTAATTTAACAGTTGCAGAACTATCTTCTCCTAACTTAAACCAAAACGCAGTAACGTCATTTTCGTAACCTTGATTTGACGAACCTAAAACTAATTCTCTACAACAACAATCTTTAATTCCAACATTGTAATTTTCAAACTGAGGAGGCAAATTTAAACCTTGAAATAAAAACGCTGTTCTATCTTCATTATCACAATTTGTGCTGCAAGAAATAGGTACTATGTCATACTGAAGACCTAAATAATTATACTGCGCTTCAGGACAATCATTTGGACCTATTATTGGGTTTAATTCAAATACAAAATCATCTGCATTTAAGTCCCAAACAATCCAACTATTATGTCCCGTATAGTTCCAAACTATAGCAAAACTTGTTCCGTTTGAAGTCCAAGTATAACCGGGTATATTTGCGTCATAAGTAACAGTATAAATGTCGCCTTCTAATTCTACTTGAAGACAACAAGGCACATAAGGACAACCACTTGTTGTGCAAACTAAAAGTGGCGATAAATAGTGTTCATTACTTCCGTTCCATGACCAAAAGTAAGCACCTGTATTAAACACTAAAAAAGGCGGACAATCAACATTTAAGTATTTCTCCCACATCATATCGTGATAAGGCAAAATTTGATTTCCAATTCCCCAACGTCCTCCGTTATCTCTATAAAGAACTAAAAATACAGGTATTCCTCCTAAAGTTGGCGTAGCATAAAATTCATAATACGGAACACCATTATGCGTTCCTGATTGCGTTAAATTTCCATCAAAAAAACAAGTTGGAGAACTTCCATCTGAAGTCTGTGGAAATGCAATAAGATTTAGATGTATACAAGCACAAGCCATAGTTTATTTTTTTAACAATCTTTAATTTTTGTAGTAAATTTAACACCATTTGAAGTATTAATCAAACTTCCGTCAAATAGACATTTCATTTCTACTATATTAGGTGCAATTACGTTAATCGGCATTAAGGAACCACCACCTATATTTTTCAAAGGGTTTGTAGCGTCCATATCAGACGGTAAAATTGTCGAAATTATTGAACGAGGTGCTGACTCTTTTGGCTCACAAGTTATCATTCCCCAAGGGTTTACCCAAGGCGTACTATCTAATCGTGTATGACTTGCAACAACTAATATAACTTCGTTGTTTAATATCTGAGTAATTGGCGTCATTGAAGGGTACGTATACAACTGAATTGTCTGTACTATATTTGGAGAACTATCGTAAGGTTTTATCGTAATTTCATCATAAAAATCAAACGAAGTATTCTGTTGAATAACACTGAATTTGAATTCAAGTTTCCAATTTGGGTCTGTTCCATATTGAAGCCAATCTGCGTTTTGAGTAGGAAAAAAAGCAACGTTTGCCTGAAGTTGTGCAATCCAATATTCCCACCTTAATAAAAACGGAAAGTAAATCTCAACTCCATACTCAGTTGCAGTATCATAAGTTGGACTAAAATTTAACATTGCAGTTTCTTTTACACTTGTGTTCGGCAACGTAGTTATTATCGGTAGTGAAATCGGAAACTGATACTTACCATTAACAAAAGGCACAGACGCAAAATTAAAGTTACATTGCATAAGCGTAAATTCTTCAGTTTCAGCAACGTTTCTTGCTACTATTTTAGCAGTTGCACCTGAGTATGTTTCTCCTGTCGTTAAATGAAACGAACCTGTAAACGCTAAATCATCTTCCTTATTGGCTTGATAGCCGAAGTTTATTCCACCAATTGAGGTAATGTTTTGACTATGGTCTAAAAACGTATTAGAAAGCATTAAAAGTGGCTGAGGAACAGGAGGAGAAACTTCCAACTGTCCGTCAAAAATTATGTGGTTTACATTTCCTGCATTTACCCAAGCAATAAAACGTCTATCTCCAACTGCTCTTTGCGACATAAAAAATTGAAACGCAGCGTTGAAAGCGATATAATTAATAACTTGTATTGCCGTTGCAGTTTGAGATACTATTTGACCAATAATTGCAAACAGACCACCGTCAGGCATGACTGTACTTGATTGTATAGTAAGATTTGCTGCTGTTGTAGAACGCATACAACAAAGTTGACTTTGATTAAATGGCTGATTTTTGTAATAACTTTCATCTGAAGGTACATACATTCCACCAACTCCACAAGGCAAAGTTGCAGGTGCTAATTTGCTAAGTGTCGCCATAATACCTGTACCTACGTCTAAAAAATATTGACCTGATGTACCTGTTAACGTTGTCTGAGGAACTGCGGTGTTATATGCTTCATTAAAAAAACCTGTCTGTGCGTCATCTGACACATAAAAAAAGTTTCGGTTAAATGGCTGTAAATAAACACGTGCATACTCTATTTTTACGTTCAATTTTAATTGGTCTTGCGAAGCAAAATACGGCTCTAACAAAGGACCATTATTTGTCGATACAATTTGCAATTCATAAGTAACGCCATATCCGGGCGGAAAACCATAAGAAGCAGGCAACGCTGACGAAAAAATTAATCGTGCTGTTGTACTAAACGTTCCTGACTTATTTGTACCAACTTGTATTCCGTTCAAAATAGTTCCATTTGGTATGTACGGAAACCCTGTTACTGCACCAATATTGAAGGTAAAAATTGTTGGTTCTCCGTCAATCAATGAATACTCATTTCCTGTACTTTGAGAAGACACGTAATTAACTGCAATTTTTAAGTCCATGGCTCTATAATCTGTCGCCATTGTTACAACTAAAAATTCTCCGTTCCCTAAGTTCGGTACAATAGTGGCTAACAAATTTCCATTTGACAATTGCATTACATTACTTGTTGAACCTGTAATTGCTATGATTGTTCCTCCATCTGTTACTAATAAATTTCCACTTGAGTCGTACTTTTTTACAACAATAACGTCACCAACTAAAAAACCTTCTCTAAGCCAATTACCTGAGGGCCACGTAATTGTATCGTCAAACAACCCTATAAACAACTGATTTGTTGCAGATTGTATTACTTCAAAACGCTCCATTAAAGTATATCTTACAAGCGTTGAGTCGCCTGCATTTGCAAACAAAAAGTTTTGAACTTCTCCTGTATATGAAACGTACTTTTTATCTATTACTGTAATTGGCATTTTTTTCTAAGTTTTTTAACATTTTATTTAAACTATTAAAATCTTTTTCTCCAACAAAGGTATTAATTTTAGACATCTGTTCTAACATTTCAATTTTTTCTTTTTGAAACTCATTTGGTATTTGATTTATTAATGCTTCGTTTACTTTTTGTAACTTATCAAAGTTAAACATCATGTCATTGTAAATATCTTTTAATTCTTCTTCCATTTTTTTAATTTATTTTAGTTATTAATACTCTACCAACTGCAAAATTTGACTTTGTTCTATATGTCAATTCACAAAATGCTTTCTCATCTATAAATTTAATCTGTAAAATTTCACTTAATTCTCCGTTTATTATAGCATAATTATTATTCTGTAAATCAGTAAATTCCTGAGCAGATATTCTACTTCTTGCATTTTCTTTAATTACATATCCATTTTCAGTAATGGCGTTTATGTGATGGTATTTAAGCCATAATTGACCTGCGTCAACATAACTAAAATAAGTTGAAAGTTGCATTCCATTAGAACCATATAACGCTTTAGAAACTGTAAAGTATTGTTGCGATATTTTTAAGCAATCTTTACGTTCTCCAATCTGACTTTCATAGTTTGTTCCACCACCAAAAATACCTGTTACCATGTCTATACTTTTGAATACTGCTTTAACATATAATTCTGCCCAATTTAACTTGTCTTTTCTTGCACCAAGTGCAAATGGTATATCAACTTGTTGCAATCCTTTAATTGAAACTAAATCTGCGTTGATTACATTCAAAGGTTCTGTACTATATTCTGCGTCATGAACATCGTATAAGGTGCCGTCTAATGTATGCTGTTCCTGAGTGTCAAGCGTGTATTTAATGTAATATCTTTTCCAACAATCTTCTACGTTGTACGTATATGCAGAGTCTCTATCGGATTGAAGGTTAAGAGCAACCTCAAAATTAGTCGAAACTAAGTCTGCCCAATGGTCTCTACGTTCTAAATGCACAACGTTATTAATAACTTTAACTTTTGCGTTAAACATACTTTCACATGCCTGAATAAAACTACCTAAAGTTGGAGTGCTATCACTTGCAGTCGGAATTCCTTTTGTGAACGCCCAACTCCATTGGTCAGGCTTAAAATCAAAAATACTTTTTCTTGCTTTTGCTAAAGGAACAGGCAAAAATGTCCAATAAGGTTCTGCGTCAAATATCGTTGATTGAAACGAATATCCAAGGTACTGACAACCACCTCTCAATAACTCTAAAAACGTACAACCTTTGAAATATCTTTTCTTTGGAAATATCAATTCAAAAATCTGTGCTGCCATTTTAATTAATGCAGTTAATAACAATGCAAAAATAATTATACGACCTATAATTTTTAATGCAAGAGCAATGATATCTCCTGTGTCCATAACCACACCTAAACCAACGCTTGGCGTTGCTGCTTGTATTGCTTCAATGATAGCGTCTGCAACTTGCTTTCCTGCTTCAATGACTTCCTTCGCCATAATGTACGAACAAACTATCAAAGGTAAAATTGTTTCAGCCAAGTTTGGAGGAACTATTAAATACGGAATATTAACATACTGAAATGACTGACCTTTTGAAATCATTAACTCAAATGAAGTGCCGTCTGCTTTTTCTCTAAAATCGTCAAAACCTTTTCGTCTAATTAATTTGACTTCTACTTCGTGTTGTTTAATTGTAAAACCTTGAACAAAATCAACATAGTATTCAATTTGTACTTGATTATTTAACTCAATTCTGTAAGGCATACCTTCAAATACACTACCAAAATCAATATGCGACATAACTTGCTTAAATGCTTCACGTGTCAAAATGATTGAGTCTGTCGTCAATTCTAAAACGTCAGGGTTTGACGTAAAGTCCGATTGCATACCAATATCGGTTCTGTTACGAGGTGTTACTTCAATATTGTTTAGAAAATGCTTCATTTGCGTATTTTAAAGCGATTGTAGACAGTTTTGTTGCCTTTCTTAGTGGATTGTATTATTTCCATAATTGAAGACGTTATAGCACCTAATTCAATGTTTGTTTCAGGTTTGTTTTCTATCGTTTTATTTAACGTGTCAACTTTAGACAATAACAAACTAAACTCTAAACTACTTTGCATTTGTTCTGACTGAAATTTATTTACCACCTTTCCGTTTTTATATTCAACTGCTAATTTAGTTAATTCTGCGTTACTGAGACCTTTAAGTTGGTCGTTTAATGACTTAGGAATTACTCTTTCATTAGGGTGCAAAATTGCTTTGAAACCACCTTTGCCGTCAACTCCTTGTCCATGCGTTCCTGTATCTTCTGTACCTTTTTCAAACGTAGGTATAGTTCGTATGAATGCTTGCAACAAAGCAACGTCTTTGATTGTGTCTGCAAGAGGGTTCTTTGAACCTTTTTCTAAGTTCTTATTGTAGGTAGTATAAACACTACTTGCTAATTTAATCATTTCCATTCTTTTTAACTCTCGTTCCTTTTTCTTATTGGCTTCAGCAATTAATCTATTGTTTTCTGCTAAACTTTGCGTTGCATTGATATTACCATTTTTAGCCAACTCTTCTAACATGCCTTGTGTCTTTTCAAGTGCTGTTATTTCCTTTTCTGCCTGAGCAATTTTCTTTTCAGATCCTCTAACAAAATAATCTGCAATTTCATCTATAATTGCCTTTTCATCTGCAAGTCTTTGTTTACGTTTGTCATCTAATTTTTTTTGTTCTTCATCATCAACTTTTTCTATTGCTTGATTTGATTTTATTTTGGAGTCTAAAATATCTTTATTGGCACTTTCTGTATCTGTTACGTTTTTATCTAATAACACTTTTTTGGCGTCTACTAATTTTTCGTCTTCTATCAACAATTTTGTGTTGAGGTCAACTGTTCTTTCTTTATTCTCAATGGCTAATTTTGCAGCCTGTTCATCGTATTTTTTATTTATTTCAGCAGCGTCTTTAGGACGTTCTAAAAGAAATTTATCTCGTTCTGCGTTTAACTTATCAATTTCATCTATAATTGCCTTTTCATCTGCAAGTCTTTGTTTACG